TGCTGGTCTTGGCAGCATTTTCATCAATGTATACAGCTCACGACCCCGTTCTGTATCAGCAAGTTTGCCTTCAACATAGAGGCCGTGTTCATCTTCCTTCATGTCAGTCCAAATGCCGACAGGGGTATTATCCTGAGAGGTAACACCCCAACCACCATGCTGAGACAACATAGCAGGCCATACACCTGACTTCTTGATCTCAGCAAGCGTTTCCTTAAAAGCTCCTTTTTCAACAATGTCATCATAAGCATCGACATTGCCAAAGACAGATCCATAACCACTGAAGGTCATGGATTCATCGTCAGTCTTTAGAGCCTTTATCTCCGTCAGGTTTATCCTCTTCATCTCTTCCATTTTTATTATCTCCTTCTACCTCTGCCTCATCTTCTTCATGATGCTCACCGGGCCTTTCCATATTCAACGGTACACGATATTCGTCACCGTTAGGATATGGATTAAGATCTTCAAGCTCACGAATTTCATTTGGTGACAGAGCACCAATATTGTACAGTTTTGTATAAAACTCTGCTCTGTCTATGGTTGCGCCTCTTAATAAGGCGTTTACATTAAATTTGAAATAATATCCAGTCTTACGCTCATTTCTGGAAAGAAGAGCTTTATTGGCTGATTGCTCTATATTAGCATACCACGGGGACATAGTATGGACAACGTGAGACAGAAACATCTGTTCTGCTGAAGCGTATGTACTTGCCTTGTCAGAATACCCGATCATAATAGGTGGTACACCAAAAGCACGACATATTTCTTCAATCTGATATTTACGAGACTCGATGAATTGTGCTGAATCATTAGTGCTTGAAAGCTGCTGCCATTTCATATCAGCCCCAAGCACGGCAACCTTGCCGTCATTATCTGGCCCTGTAAAAGCCTGTTCCCAAGCCTCTTTCAATGACTTTCGCTGTTCCTGATCCAGCTTATGATCGAGCGTAAGTATTCCAGAAAGCCTTGCCCCATTTCTAAAAGTATTTGATCCATAATTTTCAAGGGCAAGAGAAAGGCCGATAGTATCCCTTGCAAGCTGAACACTGCTAAGGCCAGCAACTCCGTCATAAGATAACCAACGTATATGCCACATATCAGAGGCAGGCACAGTAATCCATTTCCCACTCTGTAGATGTATTCCATACGTTACTTCCCAATTATTTCTATTGATACTTACTGTACCGGGGGGATATGGCAGTAGCTCAACAATGCGTCCATCTACTCTATTGATCCAGATATATGCGTTACCTGTCAGACAAAGATGCAGGGCAATCATTTGCCTGAACTCATAACTTGTCTGAAAGTCATTAGGCACATTAGTTAGAAGATCAAACAGAGGGTGACGTGTGGCAGGATTACGCTGCTTACCGTCAAGCCTGTAGAGTCTGAACGGGATCTGAGAGATGCCATTGGCAATAACTCTCACACAGGCAAGCACTGTACTGCATTGAAGCGCAGTCATTGGATTGATATTGATGCCTGCCTTGGAGATATTTGAGTATCCCTCAACGATCTGATCGTAAGACATTCTTCCGTCAGTTTTTTTGAACCATTTATCAAAGGGCCACATTACCAGACCTCCACAAAGAAATCATCGTTACCATCATCTAGCTTTGCTCTTGATAATGCCATAATGGTAGCCATGATCCCGTCAATCTTATTCTCAATGCGTTCCTTACTCGGATAAAATGCCTTAGTCTTTGTACTTCGTAATATCACATTACTTGCCTGCCATGCAAGTAGTGGATCGCCATTATGATGGAGCTTTTCAGACATATATAAAGCTTCAAACTCTTTCATCGGCTCAGAAATCATAGCAGGAGATTGATTTATTTCGATACATGGGAAATTTACCTTTTCCCGTATCTCTTGCATAAGCATTTCTGCTTCATGGGGATCGTAAGCGAGTTCTTGGATCTTATACCTTTCCGTGAAGGCCAATAAGTCGTCCATGAGGTATCTATAATCTGTCCTTGCGCCGATAGTGGAAGTGAGCCAGCCTTCCGCTTCCCATCGTTGATAGTGAGCATTTTCAGGCAAGTTGATAGTATCTTCTGGCAGATAATATTTACCAAACACATAATACTCGTCTCCCCGTTTGAACAAAAACATCATTGCCGTGAGGTCAACTTTACTCGCAAGGTCGATACCGACCCAACACCTTTCACCTTCAAATTCTTCAATGGACATATCACAGCGATTAGCAGCCCATTTTACCATATTGATCCACGCACTGCCTGCGTTAGACCATAGGTTAAGGTGCTTACATTTGATGATATTCTGTCTTGAAGCAACCTGTATGGCTTCTTTTCGTCTTGCTTCAAGGAAGTCTTTGTAGATGGATACGCCATAGTTCGGGTTTGCTTTCTGCCATGCTTCAGGAAGCGTCCAATCATCGTCATCGTCAATAGAGAAGATAATAGTAAAGAGCTGATCGTTTTCGATAGCTCCCTGTAATACCTTAATGGCTTCATCTCTCTTAGCATAACATGGGTGAGACGTATCTACGCCTGCTGTCGTAATAACAACAAGCATAGGCTGAGATCTTGCGCCCATACCTGTAATCATACAGTCATATAATTCAGGCGTGGTATGTTCGTGATATTCGTCAACTATAGCGCAATGCGGTGAAGAACCATCTCCAGGTTTACCAATGACAGGCTCAAATTTTGATCCATTATCAAGTATGGCTAAGTTCTTCGCACCAATGTTTATATCGAAATGCTTGGCAAACGATGGATTTTTCAAACACATCTGTCTAGCAGGCCCAAAGACTTCCCAAGCCTGTTTCTCTGAAGTTGCTCCAGAATATACTTCACTACCAGCTTCGCCATCGGCACAAAACATATAAAGACCTATGATAGCACCCACGATGGACTTACCGTTCTTTCGTGGAATCTCTGCATAAATCTCTCTGAAACGCCTAAAATGATCGCTCTTCCTGAGCCACCCAAATGGTACAGACAGGAAGAAACATTGCCACGGTTGCAGCGTAATCTTTGTGCCTGCCCATTCACGGCCTTTGACGTGAACCATCTGTGAAGCAAATACACAGATCTTCTCAGCAGCCCGAGCGTCCCAATAATAAGGGAAATCTTCATTCTCCTGCTGTGCAAGATCATCAAGATGGCGTTTACAAGCTGCAACGACATAATTACAGGCGGGGATCGTGCCATTTACAACCCCTGTGGCGTATTCATGCGCCATTTGAAGATATTTATTGGACATTGGCTGCACTCACATCATTTGCCGTACTGAAAGCCGCCCATTCATCATTCTTACCCTTACCCTTGTCAGCCTTAACCTTAGAGCGAGACACAGGCGTAAGACCAAACTGCACAAGGTAATTGTTCATAAGGGCCAAGGTAGCATTACGCATACCTACAAGTGGGTGACGTATGGGCAGTCCTTTGGCTGACTCAATGACATAGCCTTCTTCAGCCAGAGTCTTCTCAATTTTGACCCAAGAAGAATACAGGGCAGCATAAGCACACAGGGCCGTATTATCCCACTCGGTGAAGCAGCCAAGCTTTGCCATAGCTTTAGCTTTGTGCCGATATTCATTCATGCCCACTTCATCGAGAATTTCGGGGTCTGTAGGCATGGCAACCGTAGCATCGGGGAACGGCTCATTCGGATTTGTACGGCACTTTTTAAGAGTGCCCTTCAACATTTTTACACTTGTTGGGAGTGCCATGACATTACTCCTATCGTTTGCGTTTATGTATCCTTTCGTGACAGTCACGACAAAGACTCATTAAATTATCAGGGGAATTGTTGTACTGATTATGATCCTTATGATGCACAACGATAGCAGCGTGCTTGCAAATTTCACACAATGGGTGCTCTGATAGCTGCCAAGATCTGACCCTCTGCCAATGGGTGCCGTATCCACGCTGTGCAGAACTTATTCTCTTCTGACGATACCGCTTATATTGTTCTTCAAGCTTTTTGGCATCATCTTGATGAGCGTCGCAAAAACCGTTTGTATTGGTTGTAATCGCTCGGCAGCCCTGTTTCTTACAGGGTTTTGGTGGGGAAGCTGGCATATTTACGCATCTTCCTTTGTATGAGGAAGATGTACTTCCCTTATTGTCTTACGAATCTTGAATACAAACGTATCAAGCAAAGTTCCGCTCATATATGCACTGATTGATACAATAGAGGCGTCAACTGTAGGAGGAAGATTAGCACAATCCAATCCCCAGAATACAGTGACGCCTACAAAGACGCTTGTGGTCAGTGATACCGCTAAGTGTCTCACACCCTTCCACCCATAACGCATCAGCCGTACACAAGTTGACACAACGCTCAGGATAAATGGGACAAAGATCCCAACGACAAGTTCCTGAGCACCTTGCAAGGCTGTTCCATTGGTTTCAATCATTCTTTCCCCATCATGATTTCCTGCCTTAGTTTGAGAAGGTTAACACGATACTCTCGTAAGGCCAGAAGATCTGCGTTTTTCAGTCTACAGTTCTGCACAAGATTGGTATACGCCAAAGCTAAATCCCTGACCTTATTGCCTCCAACCTCTGGAATCTTTATATCATCGAGAAGCATTGCTGGCGGCAGGAACATTAGCGGCTCTGTCTGTGTTTTCTTTGAGCAGCCGCAACAAATCGTCAGGGAGAATAAGGTTAAAAATGTCATTATCATCAATGACTTTCTGAATCTCTTCACGCTTTTTATCATATTCTTCCCCTATCTTTTTCTTCTCAGACTCAGCAACATGAAGAGCTTCATTATGTAGATCGCTTTGTCTTTGAAGAATATATACATCTCGCTTGAGTTGTTTTATCTCAACGTCATATTGAGCGATACATTTCAGAGCGATATACGCTGCAAGCAGCGCAGCAAGTATGCCTGCAATGGTGATTATGGCCTTTTTCATTGAATAAGCTCCGCAAGAATCTCGCCTTCCTTCCTGCGACGATTGTAGTACCCTTGCCAATATTCTTTTGTACGCAAACGCTTGGAGGCCGTGAGCCAATTCTGATTAACCAAAGCCCTCCACGTCTCAGGGTCTTTGCGTGGACCGCCTGCACAGCCACACTGATAGAGCAAGGAGAAGATTACGGCCTGAGCCTGCCACGGAAGCGTTTCAAACGTGCCTTGGCCTGCGTCCTTGTCGTATCTGGCAGAAATGAGCTTCACATGGTGAGAGTGCATACATTGGTCGAGTTGATCTGCTTCAGACTTCTCAAGAAGCAATGGGCGGTTGTACAAAGCAAATACGGCTTTGACTTTCTGGAGGCCAAGGTAGGGCCGCAGCTTGGCAATCAGCTCACGGGGTACACCCATAGCTTCAAGCTCAGATGCGCTTGTTTGCCCAAGGTCTACGCCTGTGCCCACAGTCACGCCGCTTGCGCCCATCGGGATATAGCGTTCAGGGCGTGCGCCGCCCTTGTAATTCGACGTTCCACCGCCTGCGATATTGCAGGGGATATAGCCACGGTGCATCTGTGGGCCTTCAAAAAAGTCTCTGTTAAGGACTTCGCAAATTTTATCAATATGGATCATATTATTCATACTCCCTTCTAAGCATACGAATAGCCACAGCAATAAGGTCATACAGCTCACTATCCATGCGTTTTTCCCAACCGTCTTTGCCTTTGGTGATTTCCTTTGTCACCTCACCATATTCTTCGCCCAAGTAGCCAAGGGCTTCATACTGCCCTTCGGCAAACTTCGGGTGCTTCTTTTCGGCCTTAATCAGCGTTCTGCTGACACGATCAAAAATCTCCATCAAATTGCCATTCTTAGGCCATATAATGTCGAGCTTATCGGCTGAAGTGTATGTAGATGAAGTGTATCCGCATTTATCGCACTGAAGATTGTAACACAAAGTATCACCCTTACCAAACTCGACAATCTTAATGTTATTATCAATAGCCCCACATCTTGGGCAGCTATGCTGGCTCATTTTAGCTCCTTTAACAGCTTATGAAGCTTCTTGTTTTCTTTTATCAACCTGTCCATGCAATGTCTACACATCTTCTTGCACAGGGTTTCCCACCCAACTATAGCAAGCCGTGGCCCTTGAAATGATACAGGGCCACACATACCACAATCACGACAGGCTATCGTCCAACCCACGCCTTCATTAGCAGTAACCACGTCAATGTATAAAGCATCAGAGTTACAATAACAGCACGGGTGTACATCAAGAAAACCTACATCTTCAGCCATTTATCACCCCTACAGGCATCTTCACCATGTCATTTGCAAGGGCAATATAACCGCAGGCATCAATAGCTGAATCTTCATAGCCTGCGCTTCGCAACATACGAGCCACCTTCATCAAGGCCATAAGCATAGCAACGTCAAAACTGTTTAGATCCCCTTTCACGTTCTTCAGATAGGCGTTCCAAAAATTTGCGATAGCTGAAAAGCTGTCCTCTGGTCTGCCGTACTGATCTTGACGTGCGCCATTGATGATTTCCTTAGCCTTATCCAGAACCTTACCACGTTCCATAAATCTCCACCTCTGCCAAAGGGTTAGAAATTTTTTGAACCAATAGAGACACTGTAATACTCGTTCTCTGAGCCATCGGAAGTATAGGTCTTTCTGAGCTTCTCCCAACACTTCTTGCAGCGATAGTCATTGCATGGTTTTCCACAGTCATGGCATTTACGCTTCTTCTTTGTGTCATTTACTCTTCTTCCCATAGCTACCTCAAAATAAAAAAGAGCGTGTCATTAAACACGCTCTTTATCATGATAAGCCATAGGTGTCAAATGTCAGCTTTGAGGCAGATAATGTTCTCGCATATAATCGCTAAACCATTCAATACATTTAACACCTAACATTGCTATGGCTGAAAATATCAAGCCAAAGAAGCAGACGAGGAGGAAATAGCCAAAGCCTGCAAAAGCAA